GTGTGTGACATTTTAGAAAAATATGATTATGGAAAAGGGAAAGAACAAACAAGAGAAAGGCCTGGCAGAGCGTTCCAAGGAAGGAGCCGCCGTGGGTCGTATCGAGGTCGAGGTCGGTGGTAGCGTTTACCCCGCTTACATGACCAACGGCGCTATGCTGCGCTTCAAGCAGCAGACGGGCCGTGATTTGACCGACAGCGATGGTGGATTCTGCGACACGTTCACGCTGCTGTGGTGTTGTGTGGCGAGCGCGTGCAAGCGCGAGGGCGTGAGCTTCGGGATGAGCCTGGAGGAGTTTGCCGACGCCACCGACCCTGCCGACATCGAAGAGTGGAGCGCCTCGATGTTTGGCGATGACGGCGATGACGCGGATGCCGATGCTGGTAAAAAAAAATAAGCATCGAGGAAATGCTTGGTTACGGTCTGGGGGTGTGCGGCTTGAGTTTTGAAGACTTCGGGCTGCTCACCCCCTCTGAGTTTCAGGCTATCGCAGCGGCCCGCCACCGCTACGACGACGACCGGGAGCGGGAGGCGTGGGAGCGTGCGCGGATCGTAGGCGTGATGAGCGTGAGCCCGTGGAGCGGGAAGAGCGTGGATCCGAAGCGGGTGCTTCCGTTGCCATGGGACCAGCGGCAGGAGGCGCGGCCCGAGCCACCCGAGCAGAGACCCGCGACGAAGGAGGAAGCGCAGCGCGCCTTCGAGGCCCTGATGAGACGTCGGAGAGAGGCCGAGGAAAGGAGGAAGAGAAAATGAATGAGAAGCAAGTGATCGGGCAGGCCTGGAACGACCTGCTCAAAACGTTTGACCAGCGCGAGATGAAGCGGACGCTGAAGGACGCCTATCGTCGGACGGGCAAGATGATCGCCGCCGTGGCGAAGCATAGCGTGGAGGGCAGCGGTATCAATGACTCTGGAAAGCTGGCCAAGGGCGTGCGCGTGCGCGTCTATCCGCGCGGCGGTGGCTTCATGATCACGGTGAAGCCTCACGGCAAGAGCGGGTATATCAAGAACCGGCACGGGCTGGAGAAGCCTGTGCTCATGTGGGCCGCGGAAGGTACGAAGCAACGCTATCCACGCAGCTGGTCGAAGCGCTTCCTGGTGAACACTGGGGACGGCTTCCGCTGGGTGGGCAGGAACAGGGGCAAGATGCCCGCCTATCACTTCCTGGACGCGGCCGAGGCGCAGGGCCCGAAGATCGTGGAGGAGGAGATCGGGACGGCTATCGAGAACGCCACGATGAAGCGTGCGGCGAAGCTGGGGTGGCTGTGAATATACTTTATTTATTATAATAGAATATGGCAAAGACTATTCCTTTTAATATCAAGATCCGTATCGACGGCAAGGACGTAGTGGTGAGCAGTCGGCGGGATGTGGAGAGATTAGGCGAGGCCCTGAACGCTTCGACCCAGCGGGCGAACCGTTTCAGGGATTCGATGATCAAATGGTCGTCTATCAGTACGACCGTCGGTAACGTCTATAGTTCCCTGCAGAATCTGACCAACATCATGGGCGGGTATATCGCGAAGGCCAACGCAGCCACGGAGGCCCAGACGAAGCTGACGACGGTGATGCGGCAGCGCATGAGTGCGACGGCTGAGGATGTGGCCTCGGTGAACGCGGCGGTGGCTGCTCAGACGAAGCTCGGCGTGGTGGGTGGTACGGTGCAGCGCAGCGGCCTCCAGCAGCTGGCCACCTTTGCCAGTCATAAGCGGACGCTAACGGCCCTGCTTCCCGCCATGAACAATCTGCTGACCCAGCAAAATGGTCTGAACGCTACAAGCGAGGACGCCGTCGGCATCGCTAACCTATTGGGCAAGGCGCTGCAGGGTCAGACGGGCGCCCTGAGGCGTGTGGGCATCACCTTTAGCGAGACCCAGGAGAAGGCGCTGAAGGCCGGCAACGAGGGCGAGCGGGCCGCCATGCTCGCCGAGATTATCACGCAGAACGTCGGCAACATGAACGCCGAGCTGGCGAAGACGGACGCGGGAAAGGCGAAGCAGCTGGCCAATAGCTTTGGCGGGGTGATGGTGAATATCGGCAAGGCCCTCATGCCGTACCAGAGCATGATCGCCCAGTTTGGCCAACTGGGCATGGCCGTGACGGGCGTGGTGCAGTTTGGCACGGCGCTGGCTGGCTGTGGACGCGCCGCCGCTGGCGCCGTCACGAAGCTGCTAAAATGGGGTCCCGCCTCGCAGGTGGTGCGCCAGGCCTCGGTGGGCATGGGCGCCGTGCTGGAGGTGCTCATCGGGAAACTGCGCGGCGTGGAGGTGGGTGCTACCACGACGGCCACGGCCATCCGTACGCTGAAGGTGGCCTCGGTGGTGGGTCTGGCCCTCGCTGCTCTCTCGGCCATCATCTACGGCGTGTCGAAGACGCTGGAGCAGTCGAAGCAGGCGCTGAGCGCCGAGGCCGTGGCGAAGCAGACCAACAAGCAGCTGACGGAGCAGCTGACGGGACGCCTGAAGGACGCGAAGGAGGCCGTGGCCGACAACATGGCGCAGCTCTATAAGGACATCGCCGTGACGAAGGACTGGAACGGCACGAAGGCTCAGGAAAAGAAGAAGGTGGAGGAGCTGAACAGTCGGTACGGCGAGACGATGGGCTACTTTAGCAGCGTGAGCGAATGGTATAAGGCGCTGACGGAGAACAGTCAGGCGTACTGCGACCAGCTGACGATCGAGGCCACTATGCGGGCCCTCGCTAATCAGGCGGCCACCAATAACATGAAACTGGACGACTTGGAGGAGAAGCGTAAGAAGGCCTCGACGGTGCAGCAGACGCGCGCCCAGCAGCATCCGTTCCTCTATGGCATGATGGTGGCTGAGGGTGCAAACCTCGACGTGATGCACGAGCGGATCAAGGGAACGAGCGAGAGGGAACGGATAGACGCTCAGATAAAGGCCGTGAAGGCTGACAATCTAAGGCTAAAGCAGCAGATGGCGGCGTATGCGAAGAAGGGTCAGGCGATCACGTTCAAGGTGAAGGGCAGCCCGGAGCCGCCTACTACTACGACTACTACGACTACTACGCACACGACGCCCACGACGCCCGCTCCGACCGCGAACGACGTGGTGGATGAGCCCGAGATCACGGACGGCATCCTCTCCATCCGTCAGCTGGACGAGCTGGTGGAGAAGCTCTACGCAGACCTGCTGGCGCTGCCCGATACGAAGGTGAAGGAGGCGCTGGACATCCAGGATGACATCGACACGCTGGAGGACTATCGGAAGAAGCTGGAGACGCTCCAGCGGATGCGGTATGAGCGCAGCGGCGGTCTGCAGGCCGACATGGGGGCGAGCGGTACGATCGGCGGTAACGTGGCGGGGAACACGGCGCAGGTGGATCTGGCCGCGCTGGTGCGCCCCGTGCTTCCATCTGCGGAAGAGCTGGAGGCGAAGAAGAAGGAGCTACAAGGCGTGAGCGGTTTCGACATCATCGCAAAAATCGACCTCAGAAACAACGAGGCCGAGGATCTGAGGCGGCAGCTGGAGACGGTGGCCGCAGCGGTGGATGCTGGCGAGATAGGCCGCGAGATGGGCGAGATGCTGGCCGACGGTATCAACAAGCAGCTGGCGGGGATCGGGAAGGTGCCGCTTAAATTCGGAAAGATCCTGAGGAACACGGACAGTGTGAAGGAGCGCATGGACAAGGCAGCGGACGCCATCAACCAGGTGGGGTCGGCGCTGCAGGGCATGGGGAGCGCCTTCGAACTACCAGAGCTCAACATCGCGGGCACCATCGCGCAGGCCATCGCCACGACGGCCATGGGCTTTGCTCAGGCTTCCGCGAACGAGGGCAAGAACGGCAACTTGTGGGAATGGGTGGCCGCCTCGGCTGTGGGTGTGGCGCAGCTGATGGCCATCATCAGCGCCGTGAAGGGCTCGACGGGGTACGCCACGGGCGGTATCGTCGGCGGCAACTCCTATACGGGCGACCGCATCCCCGTGAGAGTGAACTCGGGCGAGATGATCCTGAACCGCTGGCAGCAGAAGCGTCTGTGGGACGTGGCCAACGGGTTTGGAAATGTGCCTCAGGTCGGTAGTGTGCGTCCTGCGATCGGCGCTGGCAGCATCGCGCAGGCGACGGTGCATGTGAGCGTGAGCGGGCGACTGGTGGGCCAGGGGCGGCAGTTGGTGGCCGTGATCGGCAACGAGCGGAAGGCGAGAGGCAAGGCTGGCTGGCGCCTGCCGTGGGAGTAGGTGCTTGCTGGTTTTTTGGAAAACAACTTGAACAACTTTTACAACAAGTAACAACGCTTCGCCAGGATATTGCCTCTTCGAGGCCCATGCTGACCAAGTGTTGCTGCAAGGGAAACAACAAGAACAACGCTTCGCCCTGCTTTCGACTTCTGCAAAATCGAGAAAAGCCCCCGACACGCATGGACGCGTGCCGGGGGCTTCGGATTATAGAGAATATGAAAGATGTCCGGCTTATTTCTTCAAACTGCCTATGATGTAGAGCAGGATGATGAGGACGACGATGAGGACGAAGAAGGTGTAGCCGATATAGCCGAGAACGGACCTGTCGAGCGGTCGCCGATCGGTCTCTATGTGCTTCTTCTGTACTGCTGAGATTGTGTCGGTGCGGCTGATCAGACGGCAGGAGTCGGTGTCGATGGCGCTGGAGGTGGCCGCCCGGGCCTCCTGACGGGAGGACGTGGTGGCGGTGGAGCCGTCGTGGAAGCGGAAGCGGCGGGCGTTGATCCAAATCTCTGTAAAGGTGGTGTCGGCCTGCTGCCATGTGGCCCGTCGGTAGTGGGCCGCCGTGGTGTCGGCGGTGGTGGTCTGCTGGCGGGTGGTGTCGCGGCTGACCGTATGGGCCGTGGTCGTGTCGGTACGGACGGCGGCGTGGGTCTGTGTGGCCATGGCGTCGGCCGTGGTGGTGGCCGTGGATCGCAGCTCGTCGGAGGCGGTGCGTCGGGAGGCGCAGGCCATGACGGCGATGATGAGCGCCAGGATGGCTATGATGTGGAGCGGCTTAAATGTCTGCATATTCTTTGATGGCGTTGAAGCATGGACAAACTTTTTGCCACTTCTCGGGCGAGTATTCTCCCCAGATGGAGCGGTGGCCGAGGATGACGGCCTTGGAGTATCTGCTATGGATGTCGGCGAGGAGGGCGCGCAGCGCGGCCTTCTGCGCAGGCGTGCGGGTGTCCTCGATATGGGCGCTCCCTACGTCACGGGGATTAGCCTTGTGAAGGCCTATTCCTCCGATGTAGGCCACATGGATGGCGTGGGCGTTGTAGCCCTTTACGCCGTTGGAGACCTTGTCCTCTGGCTGGAGGCTGACGACTTCGCCGGAAGGCTTGACGACGTAGTGGTAGCCCGGGTTGCTCCATCCGATGGACTTCCAGCCGGCTCGGAGCGATTCGACGGAGGCGGTGGGGAGGGTGGCCGTGCAGTGGACGAAGATGTGGGTGATGGTTCTCTTGTTCATGATGTTGTTACTTTTGGTTGGAAGGACCAGGGGCGG